TCCTAGGCGTCAATGGTGAGGGGTTAAGCTAGATAGCCACCTTGCTTAAAACGATTCTTGCTTTTAGTAGCAGTTGACTTATATGATTCAACTGGCTTTCCTAAACCATCATTATATGTTGAAGGGTTGCCTTTTGCTTTATTAAGCTTTGTGCCATAACCAAAATTGTTAGGTTGTTGCCTACGCACTTCGTCTTGAGGTCCTTTAACCTTCAGTTTATCTGTTGCCGCCCACGCAGCCTCATTAACTGTTTTGTAAGGTTTTTGCTTTTTGGGGGCCATTTACTTACCCTTCTTTTTCATGCCAGCTTTGCTCATGGCAATAGCAATGGCTTGTTTTTGGGGACGACCTTCCTTGACCATCTTGCTGATGTTCTTGGAAACGGTACCCTTAGAAGAACCTTTTTTGAGTGGCATGGTGACTAACTTTTCTTCTTTTTCTTCATCATAGAAGCAGCAAGCTTTTGGTTATAAGCAAGCGTTCCAGGATTCAGTTTGCCACCTTGAAGAGCAGCAGCACCGATGGCAGCACGAGTACCGACAGTTTTCAGTACACTGCGACCAACGGCCTTGGCAGCACTCTTTGCTACTGAAGGGGCAGCCTTAGCAGCTTGAGCAGAGAGGCGATTGATGGCGCTATAGTTGCTGCCACCACCTGTTGCCCGAATGGTGTTGGTCGTTCCCCGAACGGGGTTCTTGGGAAGATTCGGAAGGCGGGGTGAGTTCTGACGGTTACTAGATGTGCGCGTCCCCCCTGAAAGGGGCCCCTGTTGCTTCATGGTTGAAACTTGGGTAGGGCGGGGCCTCGGTTGAGAACCCCCCGCATTGCCCTTAATACGCGCCTGTCTGGTAGCAGAAGAAGTAAGCCTCTTATCTTGACGCATGTTGGGCATTACTTTTCACCCTTAATTTTGGTGTTATACTTATTGCCACGCCAAGTAAAAGTTGTAGCCTTAGCAGTACGAGCAGCCTTAAAAGCTTGATCAAACGTTCTTATTAAAAGCTTTAAGAGTTTTGTCAGTCATCCTTGGTCCCATCCGAGGGCCTTTGGCATTAGCCGCTTTAGTGGCAGCGGTTTTACGCTTCAGTTCGTCCCGGCTGTTGATGCCGGGAAGGCGATCATCAATGGTACGACCAACAGGCTTCAAAGCGTTGCCAAGTTTGGTACCTGCCCTACGAGCAAGAGGGCCCAGAGCGGCGCTAGCAGCCTGCTCAATAGCACCGCCAACAGCACCACGACCGGGACCGCCGATAGCACGGCCAGGGCGAACACTGCCACGAGTAGCAAGGGTATTCATCTGCCGTTCCATGGATGCCTTAGCGGCCCGACGAGTTTGAGCAGCGGCTTTACGGGCAGCACCTTGAGCCTGGAGCATGGTACTCTGGGCAGAACTCATAGTTCCAGCTGCTGCTTGACGCATATTTTGAGCGCCTTGACGTACAAGATTTTGTCCAGCGCGAACAGAGTTGGGCAGGGACGTTGCTGTTTGACGAGCCGACCGTACCCCTCTGTCTACTTGGCTGCGAAGTTCCGAAGCCTTGGCTTGGATCTGGCGCATAGCAGGGCTGCTGCTATTAACCATAGGGGTACCGGAGGTGCGGGTACCGGGCTTCATGGGGCCAGCTTGGGCTCCACGGTTACCTACGGCTGTTTGACGGGGCTTAGGAGTGCTGGCAGGAGCCTTACCAGTGCCTTTAATGCGCTCTTGACGAGTGCGTGAGCCAGTAACAGGAGCTTTCTTAGGAGCCATGATGATCAACCCATTCCAACGGTTGCCACGGGCAGGGCAAACAGAGTGCCAGCACCGATCAATTCACAAGACAGGACATCACCAGCGGTGTACCATTGACCACCACGCACCAAGCTGGAAGCCGTCACAGCACCACCAGAAACGGTCAGAGTAGCGGTAGCGCCATAGCCAGTGCCACCAGACAAGGCCACACCGGTATAGGTGCCGTTGGTATAACCAGAGCCGTTGACACGGGTACCAAAGGAAGCAACAGCGCCAGTTTCCTTACGGGTAGCAGTTCCCGTTACCTTTGCGGTAGGCAGGGTAGAGGGGGTAGTGCGAGCACGACGCACGGTGAAGATGGCAGTTTCAGCTTCATCAACAGTGGCAGTAGCAGCAACGGCAGTAGCAGCAGAACCGTAAGAAGCAGCAACAGTTGTCGTTGTGGTAGTTCCACCAGACACATTAGCCGTGGTGTGAACCTTGTTGGTCTGTTGGTTCTCGCAACGACGACCGGGGTCGTTAGAGATGGAACCGTAAGTAGATCCGCCAGTAGTAGTAGACATTTGTTTTTAAAAGATAAGTGAACTAGCTAGTTGTCCAAGAAAGGACTTTAGAAAAATTAGACTGGTCAAAAGAGTCTTGAGCAGTCCACCAAGATAACCAATGGTTCGAACCTTTTGATTGGTTACACTTGAGGCAGGCGGGCACTACGTTAGACGTTGTATCGTGCCCACCACGGGCTTTTGGAATGACATGATCCAAAGTTAGATTATGATCTGATCCACAATAGGCACACTGGTTGTTCCAATGTTCCTTAATTGCGGATCGCCAAAGTCTCTTAGCTTCTGAGGATGTCATGGCCTTAAGGTTAAAGAGATAGTCGGAAGGGGCTTCCAGAATCATTGGGCTAATGAATCCGAGTGGTTTACTTCTTCTTTTTGGGGAATCCAGCTTTCATGTTAGCGTAAGCCTTTGGGGTAACCGTAGACTTACTCTTGGGCCGACTCTTACCCGCTGCCTTGCGAGCATTCATGTTGGCGTAAAGACCCGGAGGTTTGGCGTTTCCTTTGTTCATTTTTTTGTGGATTTACCGTTGGAACCATTGCGGGCTCGATTCTTTGATGGCGATTCTTTAACTAGTCGGCCACTCTTTGTGTGGGAAAGATCAGGTCCACCCTTACCCATCACACCACGTTTCCGTCGTGCGTCGGCAAGGTCAGCCCGATACTTCTTATCCGTTGGAGACTTATTCTCCTTTGTGTCGTAAGCAAGCTTCTTTGCGTATGCCTCGGAGTTTTTCCGGTAATACGCAGCACTACGCTTAGGGGTTGGTGTTTTCTTTGGCGCCATTGTTTTGTTCCTTAAAGAATACTTCGTTTTCAAGGCGCTCGATTCTACTATTGCTCATACTTACCTTCTCGATAAGTACTTCAACAGAAGAAGCAATATTATGAAGCGTATAAAGATGCCAACTAAACAAGCCAAGAAATGCCATTACAAGAGCATTTTTGACTACGCTAGCTGTATCATCTGATGGCCCGTTCGACATCCTCCATCTCCAATTCAAGACTACTAAATAGGTTAGCGAGTGGAGAACCAAGGACGGGAACGCCCGTGATGTTGTTTTTGGCAAGCCAATCAGCGGCGGCTTTGATGTCTTGCGTTGTAGCGGTGCCGGACTTAATGCGACCAATCAATTCATTGGTAACGAGTCCGTGTAATTCGTTAAAATCTTGCTCGTTAGCTCGTTGTATGTTAGCCATAATGTCCGTTCATGTTTAAATAATTAACAGCAGAAACAAGTATTTTAGGATTGTCTTTTAAGTGACCAATGCCCACATTACAAGACCAGCAAAGAAGACCCCTTACTTTTCCTGTTGAATGATCATGATCTACTACAAAACGTCCTAGATGTCCAGTTTCAGATCCGTTGCAAATTGCACATGAACCATTCTGATCTAGAAGTAATTGATCATAATCAGCAATAGTAAGATTATATTTACCTTTTAATGCTTTAGCAAAAGCTTTTTGTGGGCAATAATTCTCTTTGTGCCGTTTATTTGTGCAATCTTTGCATTGACCGGATTTTCCAAATGTTCCAGATTTACTTTTATAAAATAAATCAATAGTTTTACTGGCTCCGCATTTAGCGCATATTTTACACTCCAATGAATCATAAATTAGTTGTGTCATAAACCTCTACGACCCATGTGTGTGGCTCTACCCAGTATCCACTGATTACGATTTGTAAGGCGTGGTTTAATAATGGGAATAGTT